ATACGAGGTAGTCAACAGAGATATACAGTTGGGGTTAAATAACATATTGATAAGTGGAGACGAAAAATTTGCCAACGCTCAGATTAAAACCCAAGTTTTTTGTAGAAAGACTTAAGCAGGGAAGGGATATTTTCATAAGCGATTTCTTGGCGACGTACTCCTTCTTAAATGTTGGGGTAAATCGAAACTTTGAGTCCCCTTAGACGTGCTTTTCACTTCTATAAGGGAGCATTGTTTTTTTGTTTGGTAAACGAAATCGTCTTGAAACTCTATTAAATCTAATATTGTTTCGTGTTTTGTCATTTTTAATGGTACTCTTTGTACTGAGACTTTATTGAATATGGAACCGTCAGCAGTTATTCTGGAAGCGAACCATATTTTTCTATGGTCTATGTCCGCTTGTAATTGTTCGTTGGCTTTTCTTATGAAACTAGTGGAGAAAAGCTGCTTAATGCATATTCTTTTATCTTGTAGATTGTAATTCCTTCTGGCTCTCTTTAATTCCTTATCGTATTCTTCCCCATCCTTATCGGTGTCGAAATCAAAAAATTTCAAATTAATGTTGTCCTTGAGAAACATTTCAGACTCGTTCGCGCTATCTAAAAATTGATAACCAGCATTATCAATTATTATCATTATAATATTAAAATTTTTGACTAAGTAAAAAAGATAATCTATATGATCCCTAAGATCTCCTCCAGCTACCGCATAACAATGAACCAAAGTTCCTTGTTTCGCTTCGTTATCGATTTCCATAACTGACATAGCGCAATAATCAGACGTAGGGCTGTTGCTAAAACTAGGGTCAATAGCTAGAATATATTCGCTACCTTTATCTCCTATTATCCTCATGCTTGGTTCCTCCCCATCCGGTACCGTACATTCATGCATTTTTTTGGCGCTAAAATAGCTATCACTGCCGTCCGTAAACATGGCGCAATACTCCCTTTGGAAAGACGACAATGAGGAGGTGTCAGACTGGGCTTCGTCTATAATTGTTTTGTCTATCATTTCTTCCGGCAAGGCTTCATAGCCTAATTGCGAAATGAAATACTTTGAGTCTCCAGATTCTCTGGAGTATATTTTCGCCATCCATTCTTTATATACCCTATATAAATTTTCAAAAGTGTAGGAAGCCGACGAAAGGGCTATCATTTTTGAATTGTTTCCGAATTTGATTCTGTCCTCCTCCTTCATTGAACCGTTAGATATAAGCTCATCTTCCAATTCCCTAATTTTTATCCTTTCGGCAATGTCTTGTGGAGCTACCAAGAAAGGCATTAGGACATTTCTTATTATTTCTTCCGGTAAAAGCATGAATTCGTCAAGTACCAAAATATTGGCTCTAAATCCCCTTATTTTTTCCCCACTTAATGGTATAGCAGTTATACTTCCTCCATTTATTTTCCATTCGTATTGATCGTTTCGTTTTGACTTAGCTCCGAAAGCTTGAGCTAATAATTGTGCGCCTTTTGTATCTACCAAGTTTTCTAAATTATTGAATATGAATCTTGCTGTTCTAAAGGTTGGTCCAGCTATTAGTATTTTTGTGCCGGGTTCAAATATACACTGTAGGAAACAGTATACAGCTGCTATGAAAGTTTTTCCGCATCCTCGCCCCCAAACACACATGCTAAAGTTTCTATTGAAAAAACCTTTCAAAGTTATTTCTTGGTAATGAGCTAGCTTTATCCCCGAAACAAGTTCTGTGGTTATTCCTAAATTAGCCCTAAGGAATTTAGCCAAACTAATCTTGGCTTGTTCGTCTTCCAGCTCGCCCTTCAATTCGGACATCTGCTGGTTGACTTTATGTATCGGTATGTTGTATTTATCAGGGCAGAACCACATTTGTTAAAGAATTTTTAAATCGTAAGAAAGTTGTAGGTCGTAATCTTTATATAGACATCCGCAAAAAAGTATTTTCTTCATAACCCTTACGGCTTCTTTTCTCCCGTCTACAAACAAAAACTGAAGATGGTCGTATTGTTGGCAAATATCCCTTACGTTCCTAAATATGTACTCCGGAGTGGCTTTTATTTTTTTGCTAACGTAAGGAAGCTTGTCAAACGCCATGCACTTACTTATTTGGGTCTCTACTAAAACTACGAGATAGGCTTCGTTTTCGAGGGCTCTTTCTATTTCCCTTTTAAATCTTTCTAATCCACCACTTAAAGTCCCCACGAAATCTTTTATTGATTTTCTTTCTATGTAGCAGTCGCAGCACACTTCTCTATCGCTTAAAGTATAGTCTCCGAATTTTAATGTTTTAATCTGGAATGGAAAATCCAACTTAAGCGGAAATTGCTCTCTGGTGTCCACTAGTATTTCTAAATTTTTTTGATTGGAGTAATCAACTATAGAGAAACTATTTTCCTTGGGGTAGCTTATGAACCTATTTTTTAAACCCATCTCTTCACATACGGAATAGTAATCCCCAAACAATTCATTAAAATATTGGATTGGGGGGCTCATTATCGTTCTTAGCTCTACTTGACTTGGCGTGTATTCCAGATTTTTTCTCTCCGCCCTATTGGTAAGTATTTTTTTAGTATATTCTTTGGCTTTTTCGATCGGTTGATCCTTTAGCCATTTTTTCATATTTATTCTTGAATTGAAATCATTAGAGAAGTAATAATTCTTGTTTTTGAATTTTATAATTTCCTTTGTATATAGATCCTTCCTTGGGAAATGCTTTTGGTAATATCCTGCCATTCTCAATTTATGAGCTTTTAGGTGAGCGTGAAGCTGCCTGTCTTCCCCGAACTCTTTTTCGCATATTTTACAATTAACCATTTAGCACCTCTTCTTCCGAAAGGCCTAATACTTTTGATTTTACTTCGTCCATAGTAGATAGATTTTCTATTTCTTTCTTTAAGGACTTTTTTCTTAATTCCGCTAGTTTGATAAGCTTTCCCCTACTCTCTTCATCTTTCCATAATTCAACCAAGTTGAGTATGCTTGCGTTTTCTTTTATTTGTTTGCTGAGTCTGGCGCTTCTTTTTTCCTTTAGACTTTCGAGTAATTTCTGTTGTCTATTAACACATTGATTATATTCAGACTGCCTAGAACTTATAGCTTCAACCAACCCCATGGATATTCTTCTTCCGTCTGTGTCGTCAGCTGTGTCGTCCAACATGTTTTGCAGCCTCTCTACTCTCGTCTGAATGTTCGACGCTATAACAACCTCTATGCACATAACGATATACTGGTCCACCTCTTCCTGAGTAAGGTCAACCTTGTTGTAGGTGTACCTTACGAAACTGCTTTCGAACAGCTCTCTATCCGTTTGGGAATTATAGGTGTTGATTTGATGAACAAATCTGTAAGTGTTCATATAGTTCATCAAGGTATCGATACCTTTTTTATCCTTCGAAAGCATGGATTCCTTATCGAAAGGATTTAAATAAAAATATTTATTATATCTTGACAGGACCTTATCGAAAGTTTTCGGAGACCTATATTCCGTTCTATGTTCCGCCCTATAAGCCTCCCTTTGCCTACGGGAACCACCTTCTATCCCAACGGAAGCCAAATATTCGTTTATAGTAATGGTTTCCCTACTTAACGGTGTTATATGATTTCCGAATAGTATCTTAGCCATTTCGAATGCGCTCATATAATTATTATTACTTTTTATATATTCTCTCTGTTCTTCCGAAAGATCAACGGGTCCTTTGATTCTGTATTCATGAGCCCCTTTAGGTTTGCATTGCCTGCTAGCCATAAAACTCATAAGCGCCCTCCCAAATTTAGTCCTCCCATCAGGAATGGTCCCATCAGGACTCTTGAACCCTGTGGCGTTTATAATTTCTTGTTGTGACGGAGGACTCTCCGGGCGGCTATTCCATTCGTCCAAAGCTTTTCGCTTATGTTCCTCTGTTAGCGAATTGTATTCAGGCTCGTCCATAATTATAAATCTATTTCATCGTTCCTTAAGCACTTCTTAACTTTCGCTATTATTGATTTTTTAATGTTTTTAATTTGTTTGTATCCCGGGCTTCTATTTTTTTCTGTTGTTTTATACCCCATTAATTTCGCAGTTTTCTCTTCTGAGAAGTTTTGTATATACAAAAAGTTATAGACTTTCCATTCTAGCGTCTTTAGTACCTGCTTCATTCTGTTATGAATCTTAACTACGGACATTTCAGTGAAGGCAACGTCGTACTCTTGGGAATGTATTTCTTTATGGTGGTTTTCTATAGGTACTGTTATTTTTAAATCATGTGCAGCTTTCTTTGTTCTTACCCAATTAACATACAACGGGCAGTCAGGACCTTGAGAACCGTATATAACGCATAGACTATCGGATTCAGCAGCGGCACACTTCAAACACGGTCTAGCATAATTTCCATAATTATTTCTTACTAGATTTTTTATCTGATTAGAAATTATTCTGTTTAACCAAGGAGCCAAAGGTTTATTCTCATCGTATAGATACCATTTTTTGAATATATGTATCCTTAGTATCTGAGATATATCGTCATAATCCATCCAAGACAAAGAAGATAATCTCCATCTGCTTCTCCTTTTTTTTATCTCGGAATCTATTTCGTCTATCCTTGATTCAAAAGATTGTTTCTGCGTCTTCCTTTTATTAGCCATCTATCTTAGGACGGCTAGTCCCAGCTTCTTTTCTAAATCCCTTTAGAAATTCTTCTTTGTTAAATTTACGCCTTGGACTTGGTTCCCTTTCCGAATCTACTCCGTCATCGGAAGTTCCTACTAATTGCCCTAAGGGTGCACCTTTTACTTGTAGTGTTCCGACTGTGTCGAATTCTAATTTATTTATATTTTGAGGAATAGATTCCTTTTTTATTGGCTCCTTCTTTTCCTCAGCTTTGTTGGTTTTTTTACTAGTAGCTTTTTCTTTTTTGTTGGGCCTCCGTTTTGGAGCTGTTCCTGAAAACGGATCGCCGCATTCTTGGCAAAATTTAGGCTTGCTCATATTATAGCTTGTAGCTGCCCCACATTTCTCGCAATACATCTTCATGACTCAATCAAATATATACACTACATCACTTTCCCTTGAAAACGTTTTCCAAGTTCTCCGCTATAACTTTCAATCCTTGGTTTTCAAATTGTAGGACAGTTTCCTCTAGTGCTTCTTTTTTAGAGAAGTCCATTTCGTTGAGTTTTTCCAAAATCCCTATACGTTTGGCTTTTAGCAAACTAAACGTTTTCTTTGGACCGGTCTTCTTAGATGAAAAGTATCTATTAGCCATTTATTATGTTACCCAGTTTACCCACTAAAAACCTAACTAAATCCGACCTAACGATATCTTTCTCTGCGAACTCGAAAGTGAAAATACCGTTATCTTTACTTTTTTTATCGTTCAAAACATCGTAAATTTTATTAAAGCCCCCTCTTGATCCGTTTTTTAGGTCGGTTTGATTTGGGTCAGCCAACACAAAACACTTGGAGCCCATCCCTAATCTAGTCAAAACAGTAATTATCTCCCTTACGGAACTATTTTGAGCTTCGTCCAGAATCATGCATTTGCCGTCCCAACTCATACCTCTCGAAAAATTTACAGGATAACAGCTTATGCGCTCATCTTTTTGGAGCTTTTTACTATCTGATTCGTTTATGAGTTCTTCCATTTTATGCATGAATGGTAAGTTGAAAAAATGAAGCTTTTGATCCGCATCTCCCGGAAGAAACCCTAACCTAGCATCAGAACTTTCCACTGCGGACCTTAGGTATATGATTTCCGACACCTTAGCGTCGTTAAGCGAATGTAATGCAGAGTATACAGATATAAGCGTCTTTGATGATCCGGCGGGGCCTTTTACTAATATTATTTTAGTATTTTTTGAAGAGGCTAAATTTATGAACTGTTTTTGCTTATCCGTCCAATTAAAGTCTCTAATTCGTATTTTATCTCTGGGTCTTATTGATTCTCTTTGAAGGATTCTAACGTTGTTCTCTCCATCAAAGACCAAGCTATCAAAGCGCTTTACTTTAGGCATTATAAGCTATTACACTGATAACTTAAGTGGTGTAACCTATAATGTAAGAAATGAATGAAAAACTAGCAAATCCAGAAATACAGCAAGCCGCAGAACAATTAATAGGCTCATACGGCTGGTTGCTGATTATAGCTTTTTTGGGAATCCTATTTAAAGACGCGATACATAAAGCTGCAGAAGGGCTTATTATATGTGTTGGTAAAGATTTCTGCAATGACGACGTCTTATACATAAGCGGCCGACAAGCCAGAATAGTTAGGGTAGGATTTTTGAAAACGATTTTTTACATGACAGACCGCGGGACTAAGATGATTGTCCCAAATGATAGATTAAAGCTATTAATAATAGAAAAAAAGCTACCACTAAATGGAGGCTTTCACTATCTACATAAAGGCGGAGAGCAAGGGTACGAAGAACAAAGAGCTATAAGGGAAAAAATGAAAGAACATCCCAATATAGAGAAAAATATCGAAAAAGAGTAAAAATGAAAACAAAAGGGTTTACCTTGATTGAGCTGCTGGTTGTTATAGCTATTATAGCGATCTTAGCAGCTCTTCTCCTTCCCGCGTTAAGTTCAGCCAAACAAACCGGATGGCAGGCTGCATGCGTCAACAATCAACGTCAACTTAATATCGCTTACGTAGAGTTCGCAGGTGACCACGAAAATAGGTTTCCTTACGCCTCAGCTTGGGCTGGCGAGCCTACTGGTATGTGGGCGTGGGTTGCAGACAGTATGAGTGGTAGCGGCACGTGGGGCCAAACTGATAGACCTCTTTTCTTCTCTCCTTTAAAACCTTATGCGGGAATGGGTATATATCACTGTCCGGGGGATAGGTCAACGGTTGCAGTTGATAATAAGATAATAAACAGGCCGCGTTCTTATAGTATAAATATTTTTGTCGGTGGTTGGTCGGGGTGGCCTTGGCTATCAGATACGCAATACAAAATTCATCATACTTACGATGATGTATCTAACTCTAGTCAATTGTTTACTTTTATTGAAATGCCGCCTCAATCTATTAACGCTGGAAACTTTAGAGTAGCGCCAACGCTCAAGGGCGGTGAGAGTTTTTTCTCACAAGACTGGCCCGGCGTTTATCACAATAACGGCTCCGTTGTTTCTTTCGTGGATGCTCATGTAGAATTCAAAAGATGGCTTGAACAAGATACAATAAATATATCATCCGACGCGATGAACCCGACGACTAATACAGATAAAATAGTAAGCGCGAACAATCGTGATCTTGCGTGGCTCAGGCAAAGAGCAATTGTACCAGATCCTAATACTCACAGATGGTATGGTGGTGGTGGCATAGGTAGATACAATAGAACTGGGAATCATCGCACTATAGGTGACACAGTGTATGCTTCATGGGGTTGGTACTGGAATGATAGTTGGGGACACCATCCAACATGGAATCCAGTTTATTAATAAAAATGAAAGACTTAGCTCCAGATATTTTTAGAAAAAGAATGATTGTGGAAGGAACGCTTAAACAGCCTTTCGATCCACTGGAAATGATTAGTTACTGCAAGGAAGTTACCGACGTGTTAAAAATGACACGAATTTCCTCTCCTTTTTGTAGTCATGATTCTAAATATGGTTGGTGCGCGTATATGCATTGGAAAGAATCTCGCATACATATTTATTCTTGGGGACCTAGGACTCCTCCTTTCTTTTCAATAGATATAT